GGTCATCGAAAACCGCACGCTTTCGCTAGCGTCAGCGCCCACTCCCCCTAAACCCTTGCGCCGCAATGAGTCTCAGTGAGTCTTGACCTAAGACACCCCGAGGACGTTTAGTGCGGTTTAGCATGAGTTTACGAAGCCTAGCCGTTGCTTAACTTTGCTGGTCACATTCTCGGAGTTCGCAGCGATCAAGGGTTGCACGAAGGCGGCGGTTACTCATGCAACCAAGAGCCGGATCCTTGCGGCGGTGGTGGAGAAGGATGGCAAGCGTTGGCTGGATCGAGATCTGGCATTGGAACTGTGGCGAAAGAACACGCTGAAGAACAACGCGGCGAAGGTGGATGAGCCGGATCTGGTGATGCCACGTGATGCGCGCGAGCTGCGGCAGCAGGTTGCTGGATTGCCTGATGATGAGATCCCTGAGCTGAATGAAAGCCGCGCGCGGCGTGAGCATTACCAGGCAGAGCTGGCGAAGTTAGAGGTTGATTTGAAACGGAAGGAGCTGGTGCCTGCAGTGGATGTGGAGAAGGAAGCGTTCGCGCTTGGTCGTAGCGTGCGCGAGGCATTGGCAAACCTGGCCGACCGGCTGAGCCATCAACTGGCTGGCGAGACCGATCCGGCTCGGATCCATGCGGTGCTGACGGATGAGCACCGGGCGGCATTGGTGGAGTTGAGCAATGGCTAACCCATGGCGCACTGGATTCCTTGAGGGCCTGCGACCTGAGCAGCCGCTGACGGTGAGCGAATGGGCGGATAAGCACAGGCGGCTGAGCAGCAAGGCAAGCGCGGAGCCGGGGCCATGGCGGACTGGTCGGACGCCGTACCTGCGGGAGCCGATGGATTGCCTGAGCAGCAACAGCCCGGTGCAAAGAGTGGTGATGATGTTCGCGGCGCAGACGGGCAAGACGGAGGCCGGCAGCAACTGGCTGGGCTATGTGATCGACCACGCGCCGGGTCCGATGCTTTGCGTGCAGCCGACTGTGGAGATGGCGAAGCGGCTTAGCAAGCAACGGCTCGAGAGCATGATCAATGACACGCCATGTTTGGCGGCGAAGATCGCGCCATCGAGGGCGAGAGATTCGGGCAACACGATGTTCAGCAAAGACTTCAGCGGCGGGATCATGTTGCTGACCGGGGCGAACAGTTCCACGGGGCTCAGATCCGCGCCGTGTCGATACTTGTTTGCCGACGAGGTGGACGCATATCCCAGCGACGTGGATGGCGAGGGCGACCCGGTTGCGCTGGCCGAGCGCAGGACGACGACGTTCGCCAGGCGGAAGATCCTGCTAACTAGCACGCCAACGGTGAAGGACTTCAGCCGGATCGAGGCGGAGTATCTGCGCAGCGATCAGCGGCGGTTCTATGTGCCGTGCCCTAGCTGCGGTGGGATGCAGTGGCTGCAATGGCCGCGGCTGAAGTGGGACACAAAGCGCCCGTGTGATGTGCGGTATCAGTTCGAGCACTGCGGCGAGAGGTTTGAGGAGAACCACAAGCCGGCGATGCTGGCTGCTGGTGAGTGGCGTGCGACGGCACCGAGCGATGGGCGGACGGCTGGGTTCCATCTGTCGGGGCTCTACAGCCCGCTGGGATGGTGCAGTTGGGAGCAGCTGGTGGATGATTTCCTGAGGGCCAAGTCAGACGCGCCAGCGTTGAAGGCGTTCGTGAATACGAGGCTGGCCGAGACATGGGAGGAGGATTATGCCGCGGCTGTGAGCGCCGATGGATTGATGACGAAGCGGTTGGCGTATGAGTCGGGCACATGCCCCGCTGGCGTGGTGCTGCTGACGTGCGGCGTGGACGTGCAGGACAACCGGCTGGCGGTAAGCGTGTGGGGCTGGGGTGAAGGCGAAACAGCCTGGCTGATTTGGCACCAGGAGCTGATGGGCGACCCGACCCAGACGGAGGTGTGGGGCCAGCTGGACCAGGTGCTGGTGACGGAGTGGGCAACGGCTGCAGGCAAGGCGCTTAAGGTGTCGCAGGTGGCGGTGGACAGCGGCGGCCACTGCACCCATGAGGTGTATCGGTACGTGCGCGATCGCGTGCGGCAGAACGTGGTGGCAATCAAGGGCAGCAGCAGACGCAACAGCCCGGCGGTGGGCAAGGGCAACAAGGTGGACGTGAGCTTCCAGGGTCGAGTGTTGAAACGTGGCGTGACGTTGTATCAACTGGGAACTGACACGATCAAGACGACGCTGTTCGGCCGGCTGCGGCACAACGAAGCGGGTGGGGTCGGCACGCTTCATTTCGGCATGGCCGCAGATGAGGAGTATTTCAGGCAGCTAACCAGTGAGCGGCAGGCGTTGCGGTATCACCGCGGGTTTCCGATCCGTGAGTGGGTGAAGAAAGCAGGCGATCGCAATGAGGCGCTTGACTGCGTGGTCTATGCCTACGCGGCGATGCTGCTGTTCTCGCGACGCATGAACCGGGCAACGATGTGGCAGCAGTTGGCGGACCAGCTGGAGCACGGGAAGAAGAAGCCGCTAAGATCGAAACAGCAGACCCCAACCGGGGCCACTGGCTTTGTCAGCAACTGGTAGCGCGCAGAGCCGATTCGATCATGTAGGCAACCAGGCTAGAGACGGTGCGGCTTTCGGCGTTGGCACGGGCCTTGAGCTTGTCTGCGATGCTCTGCGGGAGAACCACCTGGACCCGTACACCTTGCGCCATGGTTTGATCGTGGTATGATTTGACAGCAGGCGCAGCCAAGTGGCTACGCCTGAGCCAGATCCTAATGCAATCGGAGGCGTATTACCAATCCAGCCAATGGCGCTCCAAGCGCCTTGGGCGACTGAATCATGACGATCACACTTGCCAAGGCTGCGGCATCACTTGCCAGCAGCTAGCTGATCTTGGATGGCCTGCTCTGCAGGTACATCATCGCAATGCCGGACCACCGGACTACCGATACCCGTCATTTGGCAACGAAGCGCTGTCAGATCTTCTGACTTTGTGCGCCGAGTGTCATGACGGCATTACCAATTCAGTCCGCCGCCAACGCTACAAACTCGATCCCAAAAAGCAAGTGCAGGCCGTCACAGTCGCCGCACCATCACTGACACCCAACACAATCACAACACGACGCAATGTCCAACCTTCCACAAATCGAGATACGCTTGCAGGGCGTGAGTCCATTGCTGTGCCACAACGGTCAGACCGCCGATCCGCGAAATACCTATGCGAAGGCCATGAAGGCCGTCAGCAGCAAACGGAAAAAAACTGACGCCGATTACGATGAACTGGCCCGGCTTGAGTGGTTGGCCGGCTTGTATCGCTCTGCCGATGACCTAGTCATTCCTGACTACGTTGTCGAAAGCGTGATGATTGCCGGTGCTAAGAAGAGCAAGCGTGGCCCACAGGCCAAGTGCGGCCTGTTCTTCACGCAGCACGCTGCACTGCAATTTGATGGCAAACCTGCAGCGATCACTGACGACACACTGGCCGAGATGTTTGAGTCAGGCGATTTCACCCACACTATCGGCGTGAGGGTGGGCATGGCCAAGGTGATGCGCACCCGGCCGGTGTTTCGCCACTGGAGCTGCACTGCGATCGCTCAGTACGATCCCGACGTGCTAAACCTGCGGGACATTGAAGAGATCGCATCTGATGCCGGCAAACTTGTGGGGCTTGGGGATTGGCGACCTAAGCATGGCCGATTTGAAGCGCAGATAGCCTGATGTGCTGGGCATCCGCGAGGTGTAAGTCCCAGTGCGGCTCGGCAGGCTACGGCAGGGCGTTGGCGAGGTCTGGTGTGGCGGGGCATGGCGTGGCGAGGTCTGGCTTGGGTTGCAGACGGCAGCACGGAGGGTCAACCCTCCCTGCTGCTCTCTATGGGAGCAGTTAAGGCAGGGCAGTGCGCGGCGCGACGCGGCATGGCCTGGCGGGGATGGGCACGGCAGGGCCAGGCAAGGGCCATAGACGATGGCACGGAGGCTTACGCCTCCCTGCCATCCTCACCAGGATGGTTATGGCAGGGCGCGGTGGGATGAGGTACGGCATGGTCAGGTTGGGCCGGGCGAAGCGTGGCAAGGCATGGACCCATTCCATGGGTAGACTCGACACAAAGGTCTTGGTCGAACCGTGAACATTCCAAGTTCTCTCCGAGCTGGTGACACGGTTCAGTGGCGGGATATTCCTGGTGCTGACAATTTGGGCAATGCGATCAGCAGTTCTGACTATGTGCTGACGTACTACCTGCGGACCAATACGGCAAGCGAAGGCTCGACGGTGGTCGGCACTGCCTACGGGACCGGGTGGGAGTTCACGATCGCCGCTGGCACGAGCACGGGGTTCGATGCTGGGACATGGTTCTGGCAGGCAGTCGCGACCAAGACTGGCAGCACAGTGACGATGGGCTCGGGTCAGCTGACGGTGCTGCGGAGCCTGAGCTATAGCGGCACACCTGGCGCGGTTGATGGCCGGTCGCAGGCACAGCAGGACCTTGACGCGGTGCAGGCAGCGATCCGCGCGATCGTGGCGGGTGGTGTTGCGAAGGAGTACACGATCGGCAACCGCAGCCTCAAGAAATATGACATGGCGGATTTGCTGCAGCTCGAGGGTAAGCTCAAGGCTGAGGTGAAGCGTGAGCAGATGGCGGACCTGATCGCCAATGGGCTCGGCAACCCCCACAACCTGTTCGTGAGGTTCTGATGGGATTGCGCACGCAACTGTTCCGGGCGATGGGGTTTGAGCCATTGCGGCCCAAGCGTCGGGCGTATCAGGGCGCACGGGTAAGCCGGCTGACGGCGGACTGGGTGACAAGTGGCACCAGCGCCGACAGCGAGATCAAGTCCAGCTTTAAGTCACTGCGCAACCGTGCGCGGCAACTGGTGCGGGACAACGACTACGCCAGGCAGGCAGTGCGCGCGATCCAGAACAACGTGATCGGGCACGGCATCCGGCATCAAGGTCAGGTGAAGATGCTGCGCGGTGGACGGCTGGATGAGGTGATCAACGGCCAGATCCATGAGCAATGGGAGCGGTGGATGCACAAGAGCCGCTGTGATGTGAGCGGACTGCTGGGCTTCCACGACATCGAGCGGCTGCTAGCGCGCAGCATGGCGGAGTCTGGTGAGGTGTTTGTTCGGATGATCCGGCGGCCGTTCGGTGATTCGCAGGTGCCGTTTGCGCTGCAGATCCTTGAGGCGGATTATCTGATCGACGACGACGTGCCGCAGGCGGCGGACGGCAACACGGTTCGGATGGGCATCGAGGTGGATGGCTACCTGCGGCCGCAGGCTTACCACTTCTATGCCAACCATCCGGGCGACACCTATGCGGGCAACCCGCGGACCAATGGCCGGCGGATCCGGGTTCCTGCTGATGAGGTGATCCATCTGTTTCTGCCTGAGCGGCCGGGCCAGACCAGAGGCGTGACGTGGTTCGCGTCGGCATTGATGCGGCTTCACATGCTGCAGGGCTACGAGGAGGCCGAGGTGGTACGGGCGCGGGCGAGCAGCGCGCTGATGGGATTCATCCAATCGCCGGAGGGCGAGCTGGTTGGGGATGAGATCTACGAAGGCGAGCGCGTGAGTGAGTTCACGCCAGGCGTGTTCAAGTATCTGGCGCCAGGCGAGAGCGTGACGGTGCCGGATCTGAACTCACCTGATGGTCAGCTTGAACCGTTCACGCGGTCGATGCTGCGTGCCGTGGCGGCTGGCGTGGGCGTGAGCTTCGAGAGCATCAGCAAGAACTTCAGCGAGAGCAACTACAGCAGCAGCCGGCTGAGCCTGCTCGAGGAGCGCGACACCTATCGGGTGCTGCAGCGGTACATGATAGAGAACTTCCATCAGCCGGTCTTTGAGGCATGGCTCGAGATGGCGGTGCTCGGCGGTGCGCTGAGGTTGCCGGGCTATGAGACCAACCCCGACCGCTACCGGGCCAGCAAGTGGGTGCCAAGGAGTTGGGAGTGGGTGGACCCGCAGCGCGAGGTGGATGCCTACAAGGCGGCCGTGAGGTGTGGCTTCAAGACGCTGGCCCAGGTGATCAGCGAGCAGGGCGGCGATTTGGATGATGTGCTCGCACAGCGTCAGTCAGAACTGGCCAAGCTGGATGAGATGGACATCGTGCTCGACACCGATCCGAGTGAGGTGAACGGTAGCGGCGCGTCACAGGCATTCATTCAAATGGGCGCCGAGCCTGCGTTTGACGATACCGAATCACCAATGGAGGAGGAGGAGTACGAGGAGCTATCGGTGCTCGAGGATCCGCTGGAGGATCCAGAGGATTGATGGCGAACGTCAACGGCACCGAGATCGACCTGATGCCTACCGATGGGATGCGCACCGAAGCGGAACGCTACCGCGAGTGGAAGGCTGATGGCGAGCCGGGTGGCACCGAGGTGGCAGCGACGCGGGCGAGCCAGATCCTGTCGGGTGATGAGCTGTCACCCGAGACTGTGATCACGATGGCGGCGTGGTTTGCCCGGCATGAGGTGGACAAGCAGGGCGAAGGTTTCAGCCCTGACGAGGATGGCTACCCATCGCCGGGCCGTGTGGCATGGGCGGCATGGGGTGGCGATGCTGGCCAGAGCTGGTCTAATGGCAAGGCCGATAGAATCAAGGCATTGCAAGAAGATCGCGCGATGGCTGCCGACCGGGCTGAACCTAATGAATTGAGCGATGGCGATTTCGTTCAGTGGGATTCAAGCGGCGGCACAGCGCGAGGCCGAATCGAAAGTGTGACGAGAGAAGGCTCGCTGAATGTACCTGGCACTGACTTCAGCATCGACGCCACCTCTGAGGATCCGGCTGCACTGATCCGCATCTACAGCGAAGGCGATGAAGGCTGGGAGCCGACCGAGGTGCTGGTTGGGCACAAGTTCTCGACGTTGACCAAGATCGACGCACTGCGGGCCATGCCGGGCATTGGCAAGTATCAACGCGCTGAACTGACCACCTTCGACGAGGTGGAGGATCGCACCTATGAGTTCCCGTTCAGCTCTGAGTTCCCTGTTGCTCGGTACTTCGGCAACGAGATCCTGAGCCATGAGGCCAACGCGGCGGACCTGAGCCGCTTGAACGATGGCGCACCCCTGCTGTTCAACCACAATCCAGACCGTGTGATCGGTGTGGTTGAGGGCGCAAGGATCGACAGCAAAGGACGGCGCGGCTATGCGCGGGTGCGGTTCAGCCGCAACCCGTTCGCTCAGGAAATCTTGAGCGACGTGAAGGACGGCGTTCTACGGAACGTGTCTTTCGGCTACTCCATCGACAAAATGGAGGAGCGCGGCAGCGGTGACTTTGTCGCCACTGCTTGGGCACCTTACGAGGTGTCGATCGTCAGCGTTCCTGCTGACAAAACCGTGGGCATCGGCCGCGCTTTGACGCCCACGGAACCCGCTGCTTCGGCAGCACCATCCCCTGATCCCCTTCCTTCAATGGAAACCAACGCCACCGATCTGGCCGTGGTGCGGGCCGAAGCCGTTGAGGCTGAGCGCTCCCGCATTGCTGAAATCT